GTATTCGCCCAGATGAATATTAAATCCCAGAATGATTTAAAAAAATCTGTATCTGAAGAAAAAGATGTAGACTTGGCAGAAGTGTTGGCAAGAAAGCTTTTTGGAAGAGTAAAAACCCAGAAGATTAAATTAGATGATGGGACAACCAAAGAAGAAGAAGTTTATGTCCCTACTGATTTAAAAGCTGATGAATGGCTAAAGGTCTGGGAAACTCTTAACGACAAAAAAAGAGAAAGAGAAGAACACGACAAGTCATCAGCTAAGACACAAAAAGAAGTGTCTGAGAAGAATAAACAAGCTGAAGACATAATGAGTGCAATAGCATCTTAATTCAAATGCACAAAGATAAACAGAAGTTAATAATTACTTCTGTTTATTCTTGTTTATTTGAAACTAAATTAACAAAGGAGAAACTATGAATAAACACAAACAAATAATAAAGTTTGCCAAAGGCAAGATAGTTAGTGGAACTTTCACTAAGCTAGATGGCACAACCAGAGATTTCTGGGGTGTTTTCAAACATGAAGACAGAGACAAGAATAACCTTGTAACTGTTTTTGATTACAGAAAAAAAGAGTATAGAAGATTTAGACTTGATGTAGGTAACATCAATCTAAAAGTAGCAGACAAAACTTTCAAAATTAACAACAAATAGGAGACTATAACTATGCGAATTAAAACTGCTGAAAAAATTATCACCAAAGCTATTCTTGAAACTAAAGACAGAAAAGATGGAGAACTTCCTATCTGTCCTTATTTGTTAGGTGGCATGGGGATTGGTAAAACTCAATCTGTTAGAAGTATAGCTAAGGGATTAAATATGTTTCTTGTTACTACTAATCTGGCACAATATGAGCCATCAGATATTTCTGGTATGCAAATGCCAGATGGGGACACCATGAAAGTAATGAGACCTAAATGGTTACTGAGTGATGAGGAGAGACATTCTCTTATTACTGAAAGTGGTTACAAAGGTGTTATGTATTTCTTTGATGAACTACCACAAGCACCTATTCTCAACATGAATATTTTTGCAACCATCTCTGACGAATACAGAATTGGGGATTATAAAATCCCAATGGGTGATGTCGTTTTGTGTGCTGGGAATAGAATGAGTGATAGGTCTGGTGCTAATCAAATGCCAATGCATTTGAAAGACAGATTAACTACCTTTGAAATCGAGCCAAACTTAGATGATTTTATTGA